ATTCGTGGAGCCATTACACCTTGGGGGCCTCCCCTCTCATTGGACTCGCTCGGTAAAGTTCTCCGTTCGAGACTGAAGAAAGGAAACAGGATCGGTGTCCGAAATAGCTATGAACTTTCAGATGCTTGACGTTCTTCGCCGCCCTGGAGATAGACTTGTGTGGGATTTCCGTGGATCGCCCTCGCTTGTTGAATCCTACGTGAAAGACACGGTATTACTTGTGCATGCCAAAATACAGAATTTACTGAGTTTTTCAAGGAGTAATGATTCGCCAGGTCGGTACGCCCTGCGGGTGTACTCATACTGGCCTGAGTGTGGCCATGTCGGGGTTCCTAGGGGGAGTATACATGTCCCTTGGTTTCTTGTGCCAACGCCTGCAGTTTTGTCCACATATGGCCAGATAAAAGGGGGTCTTTTCTCTGGTCGGGAGTATGTAAGGGCATGGGTTTGCAAACAATGGTACTTGAGATACATTCATGCATGCAATGGAATTAAGTGGGCGCGGCGACGTTTAGTCAAGTGCTGGGACTATGTCCCGGACGAGGCAAAATACGCCGGGCTCGCTTTTGTTGTTTGGCGTCTATTCTGCCTGCTGCGATCATCATGGCAGGAGAGACGTAATATTTTTGACGGACAAGAAAGCATCGCATTTTGCGCACATTGCACACCAGAATTGTTAGACGATAACGAGATGGTACTCGGAAACGCATATGAGAAAAAGTTTCATGTCCCGGCAGCATGTCCACGCTGCAGCAGAATATGGGTGTGGAAAGGGTGGGAGGAAGTACGAATGCGTATTGGAAACTCACACTATCAATTCCTTGGCACATACTCGGCCTTGAGAATGCAAAGAGCGCGAGACATCCACTGTCCAGCAGTCAACCAGCTTGATATACCTAATGAATACCGATTTGCCCACCGCTTCATGCAGATGCACAGTGGGACAATAGGTCTTCTTGAGTCAAAGCAGCGTTGGTTCTGGAGTAGACACACTCGTTCTTATTGTTTGGCCACACAGTGGGAAAAGGTTAAAGGTGGAGACGCTGCCGTTTACCAACCACCACGCCCAACAGCACCCGCAATTGCTGCCGCTCAAGCGGCCGCAGTAGCAGTGCGAGCCGCTACTGCTGCTGCCGCTGCAGCCGCAGTTGCTCCGGCAACAGCACCAGCAGCGCCTAAGGCCACAGCCAAAGCATGCGCCCCAGCAGCCGCTCCAGCACCTGCCCCAGCTGCTGCGGTTGCAGCAGCGCCCAAGCCTAAGGCTACAGCCAAAGCACCTCCACCGCCAGCAAAGGTTGGAGGTTATACAGCCACAACAGCGGCCGCAGCCGCTGCTAAAGCACCTCTTTCTAGAGCCCCGATGCCCCCTCTACCCGCTGTTCCAGCACCTCCAGCACCTGTAGTACCTACTGTGGCTGTCGCTGCTGCAACACTCCGGACATCAATGTGGACGGCGACAACTTCGTCGACCCACATTCAGAAAATGAGGGATTTATGGCAATTTGCCAATGACAACATGCGTTACTATCCTCAATCAACTTTGTTGTGGTCGCCTTACACAAGATGTCGTGAACTCCTAGGGCGAAAACCAGAACCAGTGTTCAACATGACAGCACATTTCCGGATGGGAATACTAGGCGTTGGCACGCGGATCTTGGACGCTAGGTTTATGACACCACCAACTGGTATTGATATGGCACCTATGCCACGGGATTCAGCACAAGCTGTTGGGCCCATAACACACCCGGTGACCATACATAACGCCCAAGACAAGACGTCAGTTGTTGCAAATTTAGAAGGCAGATCAAGTGTAAAACAGTCAGTGTTTCCGTTAGCGCACACGACGGGTGGAAGTAGTAGCAGTACATCCGGTGTCGCTACGACGACATACCCTGACTTGTGTTACAACAAGTCTTCCAAAGCAGCACTACGACTACATAAGTTTTGGAATAAGTTTAATCAGTTGTGTTTGACAGACAAAGCAATCGATAATGCGTACCACAAACTTTTTGCGGGCAAAACATTCAAGGAGATAGCAATGAGCAAATTTTCGCAAGAAGAAATTGACGCAATAGCGGTCGAATTGCAGTCCACCACAAAAGCAGAGTGGATAGGAACACGCAAAGCAAACGGCAAGATTGAATCTGTTGTCAAGGAGGGCAAACCAGGCCGACTAGTTATTGACAACACATTACAATTACTTGCCATAAATATCATAGCCACGGCAATATACCAACACATCATCTTTGATAAGGATGACGGCATATTCTACAGTATGTCAATAAAACACCGCGCACGAGATGATGTACTAGATAGCTTTGGTGAAATGATGAAGGACCCTTGGGGTGACAAGAAGAGGGTTAAGAATGGACGTGCACCAAAAGTGCCCGAGACATGTGCATGGGAAATTGACCAGACTATGTATGAAATACACCAGCGTTGTAATAAGAATGGTGAAGGCATACTCAGCTACTCATATAATGCTTTGATGCGAATCAATCGGCGTGTCAGTAATAAGATCAACGGCGAGTTCACAGGCCTCCATGAAGCCAAAATCGTCTATGATGTTAAAACCGGTATGCGTCTCAGGTTCCGTATCAACAGTCCAGAGGTTCCAAAGGAGACTTGGTTCACCGCTAAGTTTCCTGATATGTATCTTGACTCAGGATGGGCATTGACTAGTGGAGTAAATTTCATGGATGAACTCAGTGGTGTATACAGCAGTATCACCGAGGATCCCTGGCATCTTCTTGCCATCAACCATGTAACAAAACGGTTTAGATTGCAAGAAGGAACCTTCGACTGGGAGTTCCAGTCCATTCCCCTGTATCAAACACTTCTGTTTTCTCCTGCCCCGTCGTCATTTAGGATATTCCTCCGTGGGATGTTCGAGGGGGACGACGGAGGTGGTGCGGGGTCGCGATGCTTAGCTGACGAACGGAACAGTGGCAAGCAGGGCTTGATCATTGCTCAGCAAGAACAACTTGGAAAATCAGCTAAGTTAAAGACAATCATTGATGGGCGCCTTGAAATCATCGGGGCACATTACCCAGTCAAAGATGGTCTTGTTTGCAATGACGTACCTTGGATGCCTGCCGTACTACGATATATTCCGAAGATTGGAGTCCAAACAAACGTAAACATCACTCCATCTTCAACTGCCGCTCGTTTTCTGTCCCTTGCGAGCATGTTTGCTGGTCGTATCGAACCACTGCAGCGTGGTTTTGATCTATCAGCAACTCGGGTTATTGAGAAACACGGTAAGGAAAAGAATTTCTGGACTTCAAAGATTAAGACAGACGGTCACCACGAGATTGACAGGGCTTTTGGTGATGGTACGCACTGTACTTATACGATGAAGGATGTCAAGGCGTACTATGACCGCTGTGCGGATAAAGTGCACCAGACTACCCAGACGCAGATCCGTATGCTTAATATGAGCATCGCTGAAGATGTCGATGGCTCTCTGTTCACGCGGGACGACTTTGCCATGCTTGGTCTCTTCGCTGACGAGTGCAGGAACTTCGACAGTGACGACGAGTCTGTGTATAGTTTTCTTCCTAACTGTTTGCGATAATTCGACCGTCTCCGAAATTGATTAATGATATAAAGCGCAGCCGACTGATGATTTCCGGCGCTATATAAATCAGGCATGAAATGGACTACGGTGAATTCGATGCATGGGGTCCACCC